ATCTACCACCGTCAATCCAGCAGCTGCTACACGCTCAAGGAATCGGTCAGAGTCTGCAAACCCGCTGCTGCCATCACTCAGCAGGTACAGCTTGGCTTTTTCGCGGGTTACATGGAAGTATTCAGCAATCCGAATATCCTCTTTGGTCACCCAGCTTGCGGAATTGTCGCCCGTACTGCGGTGCGTAAAGTTGGCCCCATCGTCAGCGTCTGGGTACATTTCCTTAAAAATGGTCTTGCTCAACAGTGTTGTAACCAAGCAACGCTCGGCATCTGAACCATCTGGCCTTACGCTGTTCGGGTCAAAGTAGACCGTAAACGGGTTGTCAATGGCATCAATGTAGATTTCCTGGTCAAACGAATCCTCGCTGACATACTTGGTATTGATGCGCCAGTAACCCCAACCCATTCGCACGGCATAGTCAAAAGCAGTGTCGTAGGCGGTGTCGGCGTTGCTGTTGACCTCAATGTGACGGGTAATGCCTTCCAGCACCTGGGCAATCTTGTAATCTGCCAGGTTGTTTACTGGATGCACCTTGATGCGGGGGCGCTGCTGGCGCTGCTGGTTGGTCACCTGGCGCACGTAGGCATCAATCTTGTTGATGGTCAGGCATGGCCTAGCCTCAAGGTTCCTGCTGTTCTGGATTTCCACAGGCCACTGGTCACCAGCTGCAAACCGTATGTCTTGCAGCGCTTCGCTGCGGTTGGTGCTGTCGCTGTCGTTCACCAGCTGCCAAAACTTAATGGCTTCGTCAATGCGTGGGTCATTCATGGTCAATCCTCAATTCATCCAGGAGCCTGCGGCCTCGGCAACTGGCTTGGGTTTGCGCTTGTGCGGTTCCCGAATCATAAGGCCAATATACCGAAAGGCATCAGCGCCGTGGCTGTAGTGGTCGTGCAGGGGGTTGCGGCTGAATTGCCCGGTGTCTGGGTCTACCTCGTAGCGGTAGTGGCGCAGGCAGGCCAGCCCATCAGCTGCGTGTTCCCTATCAAAGTAACAGTTGGAGAATATTGTCCTGGCGGCGTTGATGCTGTCCACCACAGGCACTCGGGGCAATATCTGGGTCTTGTAGCCTGCTGCCCTCACAATGTCGTCAATGCTGCGCCCAGCTGCTGCCAGTGTCTTGTTCTCGGCATCGTGGGGGAGCCAAACCGTATCGTAGTGATACCCGTAGGTCTGCATGGTTGCCAAGTAAAAGCTGATGGTTTTCTGGCTGTCCTCAATGTACCGAATTAGCCTAGTTTCCATGCCAACGAACTGCAAGAACCAGATAGCGGTGGAGTCAGACCAGCCCAGGTCAAACACACAGTGGACAGGCTTTGTGGCATCGAATGGCACCCGGCAGATGCGCCCATCTAACTCGGCCTGCTGCATTTCCTTAGCAAAGATGGCACCGTCCACTGTCTGGCGGCATAGCCCTTCCCAGACCTGGTTGTAGGCTTCTTCGTCCCTGGCTTTGAGCGCATCCTTCTCCAGGCGCAGTGTGTCGGTTAACCAGGGGTTGTCTCTCCAGTTGAGCTTAATCTGGATGCAGTCATCAGGCGGCAGCAGCACAAAGCGCTTGTAAGTCTCGTCAGTTTCCAACTCAGGGTTAAAGCTGACCCATATCTCGCTGGCCTCTTTGCGGATGGTTGGTATCAGCACATTCCACGACAAGCGGCTGACAACGGCGGCTTCCTCAACCCAACAAATATCTACTCCCTCAAAACTTTTTATGTTGCTGATGTTATTCTTCAACCCGGCAAAGGCAAACTCAGTGCCGTTGGAGCCACGGATAGCTGTTTGGGTAATCTCGTAGAAACTGTTCAGGCCCAATGCCTCAATCTGGTCACATAATAGCTTGTGGACGCTATCCTTGATGCTGGTTTGGAACTCACGGGCGCATAGTATGCGGGTTGGCTGCTCAGCCCCTTTGATTAGCAGTGCCCTGGCTATCCCCCAAGATTTCGCACCGCCCCTACCCCCATAGCAAATTTTGTAACGGCTGCGCTGGAACAGCCTTTGCAGCTTGAGTGGGAACTCGGCATCGGCTTCACTCATTGGGCTTGACAAAAGTAACCTTGATGCCCTGGAGCGCTTCCCCATCCTTGCCCGTGATCTCTTGCTTGACTGTCTCGGCCCACCTCAGCTGGGTCTTTGTCCACCAGATTAGTGCCGTGGTGTCGCCGCTGGTTGCCTTATCGAACAGTGTCCTGGCTATCTGCCCATTGGCCTTGGCCTTGCCCGTATCCAGTTCGGTGCGGTAATGCTTGCGTAACGTCTTGTCGTCTATCCCAACCAGGATAGCTATCTGCTCATGGGGCAAGCCTAACCCGCTGGTGTTCTCAACCAGGCGTTGCATTTTGGCAGTTGGTTCGTGTTCTACCATTTTATATAGGGGAAATCATTGAATAAATGAGTTTATGCTGTTCTGCTGCTGGTCTTGCATTGCTGCCCCTACACCTAATGGGGGTATGCTACCGTAATACAGCTTGCGCCAATCAGTTGGTGCCATTACTGGGTTGTCAGCTTGTGTGTAGCCAGCTTGCTTGTGAGCAGTCAGAGCATCCCGCATTTCTGTCCAGGACTGCCTGGGCAATGATCGGTAATCAGGATGGGCAAACTCATGCGGTTCTATGCGCTGGCGGTAAATGTCCCACTTGCGCCATTGCTCTGGAAACAACTCCAACTCAGGGTTCATGCCCCTGGACTCATCTACATAATCAACCACTCGCTTGTAAAACGGGTTGAAATCTTGTATTTGTTTTGGCTCATACGCCAATTTGTCAGGCGTTGCAATGTCTGGGATTGCATTCAATTCACCAGATTTTGTTCGGTACGTTTTTGCCAATGATGAACCACCAATAACGTCAATTGCCGCGGCTTCGCGCACCTTTTCTGGCACATCCAAAATAGATTGAGGCGTAGGCTCCACTCCTAGTTTGCCAGCCATACGCTGCGTAAACGCCTTACCAACCAGCGGGTCATCCAACATCCTCTCATACGAATTTCTAATCATATGCAGGTCAACTGCTGACGTATTGGCTTTTTCCAAGTTTAACCAGGGAGTACCAAGTGATGCTGTTTTCGGGCCTAGCCCAGGCACCTGGTTCATTACCCTGATGGTCACATCTCGCATTGTCTCGCCAGGGGCCATCTGGAACATTTCTGGTTTTTGCAAAATCAACTTTGCCAGCATTGCCTGGTTGCCTAGATCAGCAGTACCTAACACGCCCATGCCACCTCGAGCAGCTGCTTGCACTCCCGTTTGCTCTTGTGCTGTCCTACCTAATCCAGGCTCATCGACTCGCCCAGCCAATGCCTGCAACTCATCCATGTTGGTTAAACGCATCCGCTGCGCTAAAAACTCGTTGGGGGTTAGCGGTGCATTTGGGGACAACAAAGCAAAATTTAACCGATTAAAAACGTCAACTTGATCTGGGGTTTCTACTTTGTGCGTCCGTATCAATTTTTTCATCAACGCATCATGGGTTTCTTTTGGCAATGATGCTGGGTCAATATTGTTGGCTTTCATCCAAAACATATCAGGAATTGTGAATGTGCCTTCTAAACCGCCTGGTATCTGAACTTCACGCTTGCTGGTCAAATCAGTAATCCCTAACGATTTGGGTTCAGTTAGCGTCATGTTTACGCCATGTTTTTCGCCCCATGCTTTCCATTCTTGATTACTTGCATTTGCACCAGGGGTTGTTGCTGGTTCTGCTTTCATCCTGGTTCTGGTTAACAACGCATCATCAACAACTGATTTTGGAATTACTCCAGTAATCTTAAATGCTGGATTTGTCAAAATTGAATCGGCAATGTCTTCTTCACCATTAACAACTTTCATTAAGTCAGATTTTTTTCTAACAACACCAGTTTTTTCAATTTTTGCTCTAACAGAGTCTAATGCCTGTGCTTTTTCTTTAGTTGATAAATCTAAAAATGCTTTGCTTTTCATTGCCTTAGCTTGGGCAGAAAAAACTTTTTGTTCTGTAATTGAATTGGCTAATTCTTGCGGGTTGTCTATTAAGCTGCTTAAAGACATTCCTGGCTCTTTTGCTCCAGGCATCAATCCCTGCCGTTGTAAGTAACCCTCGCCCATTCGCACCGCGGTTGGGCCTAGTGCCCTGGCTGTTGCTTTTGCGCCTGTTGCAAGCATTGGTGCAAGTGGGGCTACCTGTAACGCAGTGCCCACTGGAAACCCAATCTGAGCGCCTTGCCTGACTCGGGCGGTGTTTGGGTCTAACACGCTGCCGCCCATCTCGTCTGGTGCCATGCCCATCAGTCCACCCAGGCCACCATAGACCTCTGGTGCTTGCTGGCGCAGGTAAGGCTCTGCTGGGCGTTGCAACATTTTTGCGCCCATAACGCTGCGATTGGGCAGAAACGTGCTTAACCGATTGTCAGCCATGATTCTTGAAGAATTTGCTAACTTGTTTCTTGGCTATTTTGCGCCTGTTGATTTGCTCCAGCATCTTGACGCCATAGCGCTTGACTGCATCTTTCTTGATGACAAACTCGCCATCTTGCAGCGCCCCGTAGCCATCATCTTGGCCTGGTGCCTTGCCTAACAGGTCTTTGAGCCTGACCATGCCGCCTTGGTTGTATTCGCCTTCACCAAAGCTATTGGAAGTGTCAGGGCCACCAAAGCCTGCGCCGCCTCCTGCAAAGTTGCCATAACCACCAGCCATGTTTGCTGCTTCAATTCCTGCTGGCGTTAGTGATGGAGTTTGACTTTCAACCGGGGCTGGTGCCTGCTCACTTCGTCCTGCCAAACCACCAAAAAACCCGGTGGCGGTTGACTGCTGTCCTGCAAACTGGTCGCCGTACAAGCCAGTGGGGGTTATCCCAGACGTACCAGGTTGCGAACCATAGCCACCAACTTGCAAACCAGTGCCAGGGTCAATCCCGCGAGCAACTGATTGCTGATCTGCAACAAATTGCGGAAACATGGCCTGCTGCGCCCTCATTGCCATACCAATCCCAAATGGAGCATATGAAAGCGCTTTTTGCCCAAACTGAGTAATGCCTGCCATTGTTGGGTTGTTGCTGTAAAAAGCGGCTTTCTCAGCGTTAGACATGGCATCAAACTGCGGGTTTGAACTTCGCTGCTCACCGCCACCACCCATCATTTGGCCTTGGTTCTGGCCTTGGTTTTGGTTTTGCCTATACCGTATGTCCCTGCTGGCAGGAAGCATCTGGCTAAGCAGGCTTTGACCAATCATGCTTGGGCTACATGGATTGTTGCAAAGTTAATGGTCAATGCCTCAGACAATGCACCACCACTTGCGTTGGTAATCACGATGGTGAATGACCCAGCCGCCACTGCTGCCACAGAAACCAAGTAGGTTCCAGCCGTTGCTGAACCGCTTGCAATTGCAATAACAGGAATGTCGTATGCAGAGATTGCGCTGTTTGTAACCACAAATG